CTGGCTTTCAAATGATGAGAAGTATCTCTTTCTAAATTCTTCCGTATCCTCCTCGTCCTCGCCGTACACTTCAATGCTCTCTATGCTTGCCGTTTCAAGGCCGTCTATGTATTCAATAGGTATGAGATTTCCTCTTTCGGCATTCGGTAAGCTACCTGCAGTCTCACAAGTAATATAAAATTTACCTGTACTTATCTTTTCAGACACTGTCCAGTTAAACTTTAAACTCGAAAATCTCTTACCGATATCGACATCTATATTGAAAAGCGCAACTGCTTTCGCGTATGAAGCCTCTGTTGGTATAAGACCTCTTTCCAGAGCTCTTCTTATCAGGAATTCTCTTGGCGCGGTATCGGCAAATGTGCAGTCTATGAGATATCCCAATGCAATATAGGCTTGTGCCAGTTCCGCACATACAGGAGCAACTGCAGAAAAGATTACAGAGCCTTCTCTTTTATCAAGGCTGTCATCAACCCTTGCAAGGACTCTGTTTATTATATTTTCATATGTATTCTCTTCAAACACTACAGCTTTACCTCCGTTTCTATATCAATATCACCATATATACTGTCAACTTTAAATATTATTATCATAGAGTTCCTACTTCTGCTAAAATCAAAATCATAAACGGCAAGTATTCTGTCATCGCATAAAAGAGCCTCTTCTATAAGTCTTTCCGCTTCATCCTCAACTATATCCGGATGCGCACCTATAATATCTACAAGCTCTATACCATAATTCCATGAGTAAATTAAAAACTTATATCTTTCAGTATTCAAAATAAGCAGTATAGCTTGCTTCAATGCCTCTTTTTCATCTACAAAGCCTGTTATTCTTCCTCTGTCAAAATCTATATGAAATGTATTGCTTGGCTCCGCTCTACTTTCTATATTCAGAATATCTTTAGCAATTACAGGTAGCATATTCTCACCTCGCTCTGTCCAATACTATGTATTTTTGGCCACCGTCAACTCTGATAAGAATAACCTGCTCCCCAACTTTTAAGCCGTTATCCAGAGTAATCTTACCCTGCCCTTCGACTTCTACCGAATGCTTACTCACCATTCCTGTAAGAATAAGAGCACTCTCAGGTACCGTAAGCTTCTGATCTATCCATATCTCAAGAGGATCTACTTTACTCACCCTACCAAAACAAAAACGCATAGGGTCCTTGGATTCCACGGCTTCAACCGCGGCTTGTTTTACAGCTTCCACAAAATCATACATTAAACAACCCTCCTCTAAGCTTTAAAGTCATCAAGTGTTCATCGTTTTTGAAAGTATGAGTTACCTTCTCAGCCACCATATAGTTTGATATCTTTACATCCTCAAACTGCAGCATAACAACCATAGATGAACCTGCTTTAACTCTTACATCACCAAACGCATCTTTTACTGTGAGTGTCTTATATACCTTGTTATAATACTTGAGTAAAGCCTCGGCCTTTCTTGCGCCTGATTCCTTAGTCTCTACGCTTTCATTAAGCTGTAACACTCCCCATTTATTGATATTCTCACCGCTCTTTACCAGGAAGATATCATTCGTTTTATCCTTCGTATTCTTATATACAACCTTTACTTGATTATAAGTATTACTATCAATAGAGCTGTTATATTCATATCCTACAGCTGTACCCATATCTATGAGCAAATCAAGCTTCATACTTTCAATATTTTTAAGCGTCAGCTTGCCTACATTATCGTAGAACACATAAAGCTTACCTGTGTTTTGCACAGTCTCATCAATTGAATTCTGTATAATATCAAACAGCGTTTTGTTCTGCTCTTCTCTATGCGGTATCTTATATCCTGTATCCTCAAGCTCTCCGATATTAAGCCTGAAGTCTTCGGCAATAAGCTTTATAACTTCACCGACGGTTAGATTATTGTATGAGTAAGTATCTTTATTCTTTAGGTACCTAAGCTGATCATATGCCGTACACTCAACAAAGCTGCTATCCTGACTTGAAATCTTTTTGCTGAAAAGAAATCCGAAAAATACATCTACTCCGTCCACTGTAAGTTTTATCTGATTACCTTCTTCAGCCTTAATGTTTCCATCGTTGAAATATGAAAACTTTAATTTCCCCGGGCTGCCTTTACGCTCCAAATCCAACTGAATTCCTTCTTTGAGTGACGGTATATAGGCCTCTTTTCCATTGCTAATCATTATATTTACTGTCATGGTATTACAAGCTCCCATCCGTCTATAATCAAATTAGGGTTCTTTATTTTAGGATTCACACTCACAATTTTAGGGTATAAAGAGCCGTTTCCGTAATATCTTTTGGCAAGCCCCCAAAGAGTATCACCCCTTTTTACTATGTGAGTCTTTGGCTTTTGTGCAGTAGACGAGTCCCTATTCTCCGCCACCTTGGCTTCTTCTTTTTTCTCTTCCTGCTTAGGTTGCTCCCCTACTGCGGACGTCGGTTGAACAAAAACAACTTTCTTAGTCCCATAATGCCTATATTCCTTTAAGGTGACACTTACCTTTATATCTCTGCCTTCCTTTGCATCCTCTGTGATACTAAGGTCTTCTAAGGTAACCTTTATATTTGTCTTAAACCCTTTTGGCCGTTTTACTATAAACTGAAACGGCTTCTTATTTATCTTAAGCCTATTTAATTTATCCAAATAGCTTTTTTGTTTCTTCGGCCTGTTCATAGTTGTAAAGGAATATCTGTCAAAAGGTAAAAGGAGCTCAAAACTGAACTCCCTCAAACCCTTTGTTTTTATAATGTTAACCTCACCCTCATTTATAAGAGTTACAGTCTTATTCATATTTTTGGTTTTTACACTTAATTTTGAAGGCGTGACAGGTAACAACATATTTGCTAAATAGAATCTATACATTAATTATGTACCCCCTCTGCTCCCATCTGAACCGCCTCAACAAATTTAACAGTCAGAGTATCCAACACATTATCCAAGTCCATATTTGAACTTATCTGGTTTGTCATTCCTGAGTAATCAATCTTTATCTCGGCAGTAGTGAACCTGTTAATAGCTTCCTGCTCCGCTATATCTCTTAAGTATTCAAGATTTTCCTTAGTCTCTGCAAGTGCTCCTGCTGCAGCTGCAGTGTTCCCTGCCGTCTTTTTTGCATTGTCTACAAGGCCTGCACCCTCTCCTGTATCAAAAGGACCTAAAGAATCTATGCCGTCTCCGTTTTTCATTGCAATTGCATCTGCCTTAAACTCTGTATACTTACCCTTAAGGTCTGCCATTTTGCTGTTTAAGTCGCCTTTCATCTGCAAAAGTTCCCATGCTCTTGCCCTTCTTGATGCGTCCTCATGAACTTCAGCATCGGCAAGTCCCTGCTCTCTAGCAGTCTTTTCCGCATTGAATTGCGCTTGTGCGGTACTTGCAAATGTAACTTGTGATATTGCCTGAAGGCTTACCCCCGGTATCTTATTCAGGGCATTGATAAACCCGTTTATCAAACTGATAGCACTGTTAACCATATTCTGAATGCCTACAAGTACATTCGCTCTCATCTGTCCTATAAAGTTCGACACAGCAACACCTGTCTTTTGCCAGCACAATGAAAGCTTTCCTGCCATATCTATGATTCCGTATATACCGGTCATGAACGCAACTCTTAACCATGCGATACCTACTCCCATAGCCATCTGTGCAAGAGTCCATGCATTCTTCATTCCTCCGACAGATTGAATGAATCTGTAAATCACAGTGATAAGCACTCCGAGTGCAACCGCAATCCATAGAAACGGGTTAGTCAGCATACTTGCAACCATCGCTTGGTTAGCCGCTACGGCAAGCCACTGCTGTGCGGTATATATTCCCCACGCAACGGTTGCTATCGCTACACCCCCTGCAATTCCTACAAGTATCGGTTCTATATCATCCCAATTATCTACTATCCACTGTGCGCCTATTCCTATCACTTGAATTGCCGGTTCGAATGCATTCAATAAAATATTTTGAATCATTGTTGCCACCTGAGCATATGTGTAAGGCATTGAATTAAACTTTGCATCTATCTCATCTGCGGATGAAAGCATAGCAGCTTTTACTACACCTGCAGTTATCTTTCCTTCCTGTGCCAACTGTCTAACCTGCCCCATCTCAACACCTAAGTGATTTGCGATAGTCTCAATAATGGTCGGCGCTTGCTCGAATACCGAGTTTAGCTCATCTCCTCTTAGTACTCCTGAAGCCATGGCCTGTGTAAGCTGCGTCATAGTGGCTTCCATTCCTTGCGCCGATGTTCCGGCTATAATAAACTGCTTATTTAAAAGCTCTGTAAATGCTACCAGCTCATTTGTATTAAGTGTCTTATGCCCGCTCTCATCTGCAACGCTGAATGCATCTTTGGCCATCAAACCCATCTTAGATACTGCATCTGCCGTAGATTGGTATGCCGCCCTTGAGCGGTTGGCAGATGCGGCTATAGCGTCCTGCAAGTTCTTTGTTTTCTCTAAGTCACCCGTGATAAGGTTTAGTCTCGCCTGCGTCTGAGTATATGTATCGGCCAATTCTATGGTACCCTTAACTGAAAATGCAATACCTGCTGCAGCCGCAAGCTTTAAAAAGCTTTCTCTTAATTTCTTGAGTATCGCATCTGTTTGATTTGACGACTCCCTGACTCTTTCCTGGCTTTCTACCGATGTATTAAGCTCACCGTTAAGCTCTGTAAGGCTTGCTCTTGTCTCTCTCAATACCGTCGTATCAATTTGATTTGATGACGTGGATTGCATTTGCTCAAAGCTGTCAATACAAGTGAGTAAGGCTGAATTCATTCTTCTTAACACACTTGACATACCATCTGTCAGTACAAGTTGTGATTGTATTGTAGCCATTATTCAGCCTCCTATCTCCTGATTTTGCTTTTCAGCTCATCCGCATGTTTCTTATCATTCTGAGCTTTAATATCAATGGCGGCAATCACAAAAGCCATTTCTTCTTCCGACATCTCTATAAATTCCGTAGGTTTCCAGTGGAATTTATGGAGACAGTAGTAAGCGTAATTAGCTTCAGGATCACCGCCGTTAATTAGTTTTTTGCTTCTTCAACCAAATTTTCTTCATCATCAAAGCCGTTTGCTTTCATGACTGCTGTTGCATAGTCCTCAAATTCTCCCGGTGTAAGCATAGTTGATATAAGCTCCTCAGCGCTCATAACGCCATAGCTGTCTTGTAACTCCTTATCCTGCAAATCAGGATACACTGTAGTCCTTACACACAACTTTGCAAGATATAACTGAGAGTTAAACTCCTGCGTATACTGCCCTTTCTTGCCTGCTACCGCAACTGTTGTCATGCAGCCTTTTCTTATTCTTGCATTCTCCGTCGCTGTAATACAGCAAATCTCCCAAAGAATCGTTTTGCCGTTCTCATCTACAATTCTGTTTGTCGTAGGGTAGAGCGTATTCTCAACCCTTTTTACATTCTGTGATAAAAAAGCACTTAAATCTCTACTCATATTCTAATCTCCTTTTTACTGCATTCCCTTAAGCAATGAGAAGCTTTCAGGCATTTCCCAGTCATCAAATGTTCCTTCAATATCCTCATCAAGTGTCTCTGAATCAGCATCAAACTTTGTAAGTATGCCTCCTTTACTGAGACATCCTTTAAGTACAATAGTCTGTCTTCCTACTGAAGCTGTCGGGTCCTCGTTTGTAACCTGTATATCAAAGCTTGGAAGTCTTCCGGAGTTCTTATACTCAAGCCACATAGCCCTAAGCACCGACTGATTGAAATGTGCTGTTCCTTTCCATTCTCCTGTCCATCCGCTAGGCTTATTTCCCTTGCCCGTCTTTCCGAGAATAGGTACCTCTACCAAATTTATCTTCATGCTTGCCTCAAAAGAATATAGCTGCATAAAATTATATCTTTTACCGTCTGCAAGCGTTACGTACGCGCTGGCCTGTGCTCCTGCCAAGGCATCCAAAGCATTCATAATTGAATCGTTCATCTGTATTTCCTTTCTATGCTATGATTACATTCAAATAAAGCTTTGTCATAGCATTTATAATATCTATTCCGTTTATGGTACAGAGGACAGACTTCTTATCATCGCCCTGAATCACCTCAACCGACTTGGTATCAAAACTTTCTATGGCACGAAGCTTTTCAAGTTCCTGATGTATCTTACAAATATCATTCCAAAGGCTGATTCTTCCCGCATTATCATTAGGCACTACGCCTAAATATCTTGTATTGAATAATGCGGCTATATCATTTGCTATCTGATCTATTACCCTGATAGTCTGATTCGAACTGAACATAGAATCCTTATCAACCTTAAATGACACAAATGAATTGATATCTTCAAGAACCCTCACATCGCCGTTTACATTGTGTAAAGTGAACTTACCTTGCTTAATAGCTGTCTCAAGCTGTAACTGCTTATAATCCGTGATAACCTCATATTCTCCGTCATACACGGCATTTGTCAGGCTCTTATTTACTTCACATCCTGCCTCTGCTCCTGATACCCAATACACCAAAGAATTTTTATCCGTTCCAACTACATCATTGTTTATGGATATAATTCCTTCATAGTCGCTATCAGACTTATATACAACTGTTTGGAACTTTGACCCGACTTCATCTCTGAGTCGCTTAGTATATGCCACAAACAACTTTGTTATGGTACTGTCAATAACGGGACAGCATAAAATGTTAAATGAATATGCCTCGAAACTCTCTAATGCCTTTGTATATATCTCTCCTGTAAGATTACCGCCGTTAGTACCTCCACTAAGAGGCATTCCGGCTGTAACGGATAATGTAGCGGAACTTTTAAAAGTTACATATGCATTATCCTTTAGACCTGCCATATTATCGACAGTCTGTGTATCCACTAAAGCATTATCAAGATATGTGCTCACATCAAAGGCGCTTGGTTTATCAACATTTGCACCTACTACTATCTTAATATCATTACCTCTTTTACCTACATACTTAGCCGTAGCAAGCGTATTACTCGCGGCCGTTGCATCATCCGATACGAGTCTATATACAAGCACCTTAGTCGCGTGTAAGAAAACCTCTCTAAGATTACGCATACGATCGTCATCTACTCTGTAGCCAAAGAGTTCCTTCGACTTTGTCATAAAGTCTTCTCTGCTTACTTCAAAAACTTTTCCTGCTTCTCCGAAGTCAAGAGCTATCGGCAGTGCCACAATGCCCCTACTTGAAAGTGCGGCATTCGCCTTTTTAGCATTTGAAAACACTGTATAAGCTCCGGGCAATACCTTATCCTGCCTTGTCCAAATACCACCACCTAATGCCATTATTCCACCTCTCTTTTCAAAAATTCATAAATAAGGCCGTCAACTTCATCTATCGTGTAAGCTGTATCATCGTCAAGGATTACATCAAGTACATCTCCATGCCCCAAGTATCTTGAAGATGCTTTAATAGCCTCTTTTGTGTGTTTAGTTAAATCAATCTTTTCTTTTCCCAACTTAATTACCTCTGTTCAAAGATATTTGTCCCATGCTATCAGCATTTTGATACTTAATTGTGCTGTAGTTGTATGAAACTCTAAAATGCAAAATACTGTCTACAATTTCAAAAGACTTCTCTACGGCTCGTATTATATCCTCAGTTGAAAGTTTAATCATAGAAAGCGATTCCGACAGCTTATCACCCATATAAATACAATCTTTATTCCCATTCTTTGGAAAATATATAATATCAAATGACGAAACGACTCTGTTTAGCTCTCCTGTCCCTCTTTTTAAATAGTCGGTATTGATAAGCCTTACTAAAAAATCACCGTCATTTAGCCCTTGCTCAACCTTATCTATGTATATGCTTGAGTCGGGCGACACGCTGTCAAGCACAACTGTGATAGCATCCAATACCAAAGATAAGTTAATTTCCGCCACTTAATGCCTCCATAAGTTTTTTCTTTACTTTTCTTTCCAGCAGCTTAGGTATTGCATTTTTTAACTTTTCTTCAGATATAGTGAGCATAAGTTGTGGTTCTACATATCCGCCGTTTCCGGTTCTATGGCCAAATTCAACATAAGAAGCATATTCAACCGGGTTTATAATCGTTACCGTATAGGTATCACCTTCTTTAACAACGTTTATATCTGCTACTGCACCCCAACCCCTTCTTAGTGTACCGCCAACTTTTCCACTTCCTGAAGGATACTTGCCCACAGGAGTTCTTCTCACAACCAAACTTAAAAGCCTTGCTGCAATCTCTTTACTGCATTCAGTACAAAAAGCATCCATATCAATATCTTTAAGGCTCTGTATCTTCTCCTGAAGGTTTCTAAAAGCCTCAAAGTCTGCTCTTCCCCAACTAGCCATTAAGCGTTCTCCTTTTCAAGCTCCAAGGACACCTCCTGATGTGTCTCATATACGGCAGGCACTCCGCTTGATATATAGTCGGTAGTTACTCCGTTTTGAGTTATCCTAAGCTTAGATCCTGGAGCAATCTTAATCTCCGGAGCAATGAACAGCTTAATAGTCTGTTCTATGTTCGATACAGTATCGGTCTGATTAGCTGTGCCGGAACTACTGTATGATAACCTGCAAGGCTGATTACTTAAGACCGCCATATCTTTCAATACAGTGGCCTTAGTAACCTCATCTTTTACCTTTCTTTTTTCCAGTATGTCACATAGCCCTTTATATCTGCTCTCTATAGCTTTTCTTGCCTGCTTCCACGCATCTACCATCTGAATCTCCTATAGGTGATAAATTCATCTCTGCCGTAATTCAAAAGATAGTCAATGAAGCTGTCAAGCCTTTGTTCATCAGTCTTACTACCTTCTCCTACTGCAAAAGATATATTTGTATCGCCTTCTTGTATCTGCTTAATAGCTGAATCCAGATTGAAATTTAAAAGGTCGTCAGGAGCAAATGTCTTTTTCGACATAAGAAACTCACCAACGACCATATCAATTGCAATATTCATAAGACCATCAGGGATAGCGGAGATATTGCAATCGTTCTTTATAGTATTTTCAACCTTCTGCATAGCAAAGCTGATAGCAATATCATCACCATCTTTTACTGCATACCCCATGGACTGCAATCTCTCTTTTATCCTTTCAAGCATATTACCCTCTTGAAATAATTCTTGCTATCGGAATAGCCTTATGAGGGATTGTCTTATTATCGCTCTGAACAAGTGACCAGTTCAGGCCGTTCTCAAGTTCTGCATTAGTAGGACTGTTTGTAGCTTGATTTGCCTTAAGATATGAGATACCTGCAACGCTCACGGCATTTCTCTTTCTTGAAATAAGAGTATCCTCACCGCCGTTAGTCTTCGCATCTCTTACCATCTCGTAAGGAACCTTTGCACCCACATCTTCAAAGCCTATTGCGCCCTCTCCGAGCACATATGTTGTGTAGACGGATACATCTCCTCCTGTAGCTCCTACATTCTTTACCTCTACAGGCATAGAATCATCTACAAGTACAAGTCTTCCGTTCCAAGTACCCATACTTAGATCTCTTTCCACACCCTCACTGTCTGTATACTTGAGATATGCTAAAAGCTTAAGATTCTCCAGGTTCGTAGATACACTGGAGTGGCAAATTACCAGGCTAAACTTCTGCTTATTATCTCCGCAAGCCTTCTGAATAGCGCTGTTAAGAGTTGTAACGCCCATTATCATGCTCTCGTCAGTCTTTTTATTCTCTGTGGACGCCGAAATGTCCAGAGTATGCTCGTCTACAAAAGCCTTGTTAGCGGTCTTTATAGCGCCTGTACCTGTAGCGCTCATACCGAATACGCCCTTTAAAATAGACAGTAGGACCTCCTGATCTACCTCATTCCAGTAATCCATAATCTGTGCCCTAACATTGGCCATAAAGTCAACACCACCGGTCACATCATAGCTGAAGTCGGCCTCCGTCCATCCCATCATTCTTCCATATGCGAACACACCCTGCTCATAAGTTGCCGTTCTTTCAGGGTTTAGGTTTGTCTGTCCGTCATAGTTCTGCGCCTTGCCTCCCAATCTGCCAAAATAAGGCAGAATAGCATAAACACTACCTGTCTGAGACTGATTCTTAAAAGCTTCTGCAAGTCTCGGATCGGATACCACCGCCATAGACTCTTTTAACTTATTAAGCTTTACATTTGGAATTGCGGACATATACGCGCCAAATGCTCTGTCATTAAAACTCTTTGCATCAAATTTTGCCATTATTGTTTACCTCTACTTTCTTAGTTCCCTGTATCGGGATTGTTTTCAATATAGTTAGCCAACTCATCATAGGACATTTTTGACATATCAACCTTTCCTGCACCGATTTCCTTCTTTGCTACTCCGGGCTGAAATCCTTTGAAGCTTGGCTTTGCCGCAGCGGCTTCCTCGAACAAATAGTTGTCAGACTTTTTTAATGCAGTTATCTGCTCTTCAAGTCCTTTTATACTGCCGTCATCCTGAAGCTCTGCCTTGTCAAGATCCTTGATAAGTGCCTTGACTGCTGTTAAATTCTTTGCCTTAGAACTGATTAGCGCAGACTCCAAAGCACTATCTATTTTCATCTGCCTGATCTCTGCTGCATGAGCTTCATCTTTTGCCTTATTCTCTGCCTGCAGTGAAGCAATCTGCTCTTTCATTGCTTCAACATCACCTGTTGAGTTCTTTAGGGTTTCAAACTGCTTGTCCCTATCGGCAATATCAGTCTTAAGCTTGTTCTTTTCATCTACAAGCTCCTTAAATCGCTCATACGGCACATAATTCTTAAGCTCTTCAGCGCTCGCCTTCTCGCATTTACCTGCTAACTCTTCATCCATTCCAAGTGCTATAAAATCTTCTCTTTTCATGTTCTTTAATTCCTTTCATACATTTTTTAACGTGGTTCAATCCACTTCTTTTCTTTGTTCTTTATCGTCTGCAAAGCTAAAAGACGGCAATAAAAAAGCACCCTATTAAGGTGCTTTAAAACTTATTTCTATTAAGGCCTGCTTATACCGCAAATGTTCCTTCCTTAAACTCTTCAAGTATCTTTATCTCTCCAAGCTCTCTTAGCCTATCTTCTACCTTTTGAGAGCTCTCTTTCAACTTAATGCATCCTAGGCTCTCAGAGATAAGTGTTCTTATCTCATCTTCATTTTTTCTATCTTTTATCCAATCATTTGGAATATATATCATCATAGTACCCCTATTTTCTGCATTGCACATGCCAAGATATTAGTGTATATTAGTTGCTCATTACCCGAAAGTGACCAAAAGTCTTTTCCCATCGCTGATTTTAGCTCTGCTTTCATCTGCTGCCTATACTGACTATATCTAGCAAAATTTTCTAAGAACATATCAAACAGATCTTCTTCATTTTGAACTATATATGAACTATATTGTGAATAATAGTCTATTGGTAATATAACTTTACTCATATCCGAATGAAGCTGTAACCACTTTGCCCCGATTCCATTCTGCCTATCAGTAAATGCTATCTTTCCGAAATCCTGAATAGTATTACAAGATGAGTACTTTGTAAGTCTCTTCAACCTAGGCAAATTCTCAACAAGCTCTTGTGCATAAGACGGCGATAACTTAGCTGAAATCCCATACTTATCTATTAAGTAATGCGCTGATGACTCTGTAAATGTTTCCTCCAGGTTTCTCCATTTTTCAATTATATTTCCGGATGAATCCAGACCGTCCCACTCAAGTCCATTTGCAGATAAATGGAATGACTCATGGAAGGCTGTTTTAATCCTATATTTCATAGAACGCACATCATTTGAGTTAAGCACATACTCGTCAAAATATACATTACTTTGAGTAGTCTTGCTCCCCAACTGACAATATCCATTATCTTTTATAGGCTTTATGTTTACAGGAATATTACTTCTGTCTATGCCTAGATTATCTATCAGTTTCTCAGCAAACTGTTTAATATCATTGTCTGATTTAATTTGAGAAACATTAGACAGTCCGGTCATCACTTTGTCATTTATTTTAGCACTTTGCGGTACATCATTCAATAGTTGGGCTTCAATCTGTTTCGTCGACTCAATCTTATCATTGTTATTTACAAACTGTTTCTCCCACTCCTTATAAGTCGTATTGCCTTCAACAAAATAGTTCTTACCCTTATCATTCCTCGCAACTCGTTCTCTATCAATTCCCAGCTCTTCCCAGTCGTCGAAATACGGTGCTGTGGTGGTTCTACAATACGGGTGAAAAGGCGGGGCCGTAACTCCTGCCTGATAGTCCTTCATATCAAATACTTTGCCGTCAAGGCTTCTACATATCTCAGAGGTCTTGCTGTCCAATGTAGCCACAATCTCATATTTTTCAACATCAAGATTATTAAGCATATCTTTTTGAGCCACAGAACCAAAATAGGCGGACTCTGTCATTATAAGCCTGCCTGCCGCATTGCTTGATGCCCCCATCTTAGACTTTATCTCTTTTATAGCCTTAGCCGGGTCCGCTCCGGTAATTATATTTCTTGTTAAAGAGCTGTGAAGTTCACCTATCAACTTTTCTTTGTTAGTCCATATCCTCTTAGAAAAATTATAGCCGTCAACCGCCCAAGGCTTATTGATTATATTACTAAGTGTATTTTCATCAAGCCTGTCTACTGCAAACCCTACTCCAAAACCTTTCTGAAACTCAAAAGCCGTCCTATAGTACCTCTGTGAATATGCTTTTCTCATTGCGCTGTCCACGATATCTAATTGATTGCCGTACAGCGCCTCAATACTTTGCTGTGTCTGAAGCTTTAATGCCTCCAGCCTTGATACGTGAAACCTTGCCGATGCATTCTCAAGTTCTTTTGCCCACTGACCGCTAATAGCATTTTCTTTGCCGTGCTTTATATACTCTTCTACCGACCACTTAAGTTCTTTCATCTCTCCTGTGGTTAATAGCTTTCTCGCCTCTGCCATGGATATTTGATTGTTAGTTGCAAATCTTTGATACCAGGTATTTATTTTATCTTCAAGCTCTGTTTGAGCCTTTTGGTATATTTCCTCAACATCCCTGTAGGCCTCCATAGCATCTTTATTTGTAACACTTTCAAGCTGACCGAATCTGTTTATCCAGTAGTCTGAGTTCTTCACATATCATCACCATCCCCCAAGTTGGTATCATTAAAAGCACCATATTGCTCTTTTACCTGCTCTTCTTTTTGCCTCTTTATACGCTCAAGTTCCTTCTGAACATCATCTACCCAAGGATGCTGCTCTATGATAGTCTCATCCGACAAAATGCCTACAGACTTAACACAACTATCTATCGCCTCGGTCTCATTTATCAAGATATCTCTGTTAAATGTGATAGTAGCCTCTTCATCTTCAAAGTCACCTAATCCCATATTGGATAAGTGTGCCTTCACAAACCACAGCAAATCTTCAAATGCCGCCTGCAACTCCGTCTCCATATCGTTTGCATCTAAGTCAATATCACTGTACATGCTCTGAATATTCATCTGATTAGGATTACCGGACATTCTATCATCTTTGGCATCGTACCCCATGCCGTTTTCTATCAAGGCTTTCTTAAATATCTCTATAATAGCTTTGTAGTTGTCGACATTTACCTTGACTTCAAGGGTATCAACTCCACCTTTTTCGCTATCATTGCTTCTGACCTTAACAGCTCCGTACAATGCAAGCTTCTGCCTAAATTCTCCTAAATCTTGTCCGTCATAGTTCTTAATGACAAGGATAGTATTTCTTGCGTCTTCTTGCATATTATTTTCAAAATCTGAGAGCATTATATTGATACCGTCTTGGAGGGATTTAACTCGCTTTAGTAATGGTGTGCCGTCATGATATTTCATCGGCACTAAAGGTATCCTACCCCAATTATAGTTTTCATTTTCAGTATTTACATAAGCACTATATGGAATAATGTCATCGCCTCTTATGGCTTCACCGTTTAATATAAATCTGTACACACCATCCGGAGCATATACCTCAACTCTTTCCACTTCAGTCTTAGTTCCATTGTATGTGTATTCATCTGTTTTGTATAATCGTACAGCCAACCTTACTTTGGTCTTTTCATCATCTTCCCAAAAAGGCAAAATTTCATATCCCGGAAAAACCTTAAAGCTTAGCTGTCCACTACCGTCATAGTGTGGATAAATCCATGCTATGCCTGTGTTTAACATATATTTTCCTGCCGTCTTTATATTTCTCATAAACTTTTTGTTAAACACCTGTTTTAAGCATTCAAGATAGTCTTTATTGTCTGAGCTTACTACAAACGGCTGTCCAAGTAGGTAATTAGCTTTTTGATTAACAAGCTTCGCATACTGGTTATCTATGATTCTGTTATTCGGTAGATTGCTAACCTCCTGCAGATCTCCGCCTTCACCTATCACCGTCCTTTTTCTCCTCAATATGTCTTGGACTCCTTCATAGTACATTGCACCTTTTAGCTGCATTACCCTATCAGGTGAAGACCTCCATATCAGCGTCTCATTCTTTAGAATACTTATCCCCGATATGCCTGCTATACTCTTTTTATTAAAAAATTGACTGATTGCCAAAATTATTCTTTTTATAAAATCCACATCTTCACTCCTTAATCAAAACTGTATACAGAACCCATCGAGATATCCTCAAGAGCGTATCTCATTGCATCCATTAAGTGGTTAAAATCATCAATGGGCTTATTTATCATATTGCCTGTCTTGCTGTCTTTTGCCCATGTGTAATTGGATATCTCTGTAATGAAATTTACACACCTTGGATGAATTATTATGTGGTAGTCCTGTATAAAGTCGATACCGTGAACTATGCTGTCAGGTCCCTTCCTTGCGGCAGTTATATGCGATAAGCCTAAAGTATAAAGCCTGTCAATACTCTTTTTCTCCGCACTGTCGGCTCTTATACGCTCTTTGGCGTATCCCATTTTTATAACTTCATCCGCTATCGCCTCATTGTTCATGCCCTTCTTGTACATCTCATCAAATACCCATATCGTCTTACTCTTAGTATCTACAAGACCACAGAACAAGGCGCTTGGGTCGTTTGTATACCCAAAATCGAGTCCAAACGCCGATTGAATTGTTGATATCTTTTTTACCTCGTTTATATCAAATGCTTTTTCTTCCCAGCTTTCGTATACAAGTCCGTCAACTATGCCCCACTCTCCAAGGCCTGCAACCTGATAACGTCTAGGATTGTTCTTTTTCATTGACTCAAATACCTTCAGATCGGCTTTATCAAGCCACTCATTACAAAGATAATTTGTAGTCATTGCAAGAACTTCATCATCCGAAATGTCAAAGAACCTTTTCTTTATCCAGTGATGTTCATTCCAAGGATTAAGTGTTATTGTTATCTGCTTAAACAGCTTTACATCATCAGGAATAGCACCTCTTATTGACTCATCAAGCATATTGAAGTCGTTTTCATTTGATATCTCATATGCCTCCTCCAACCACATCCAACAAAGGTATCCTTGTTCTACCGTGATTGATGTAATCTTAAGTGGATCATCTAAGCCCCTGAAATATATCTTTTGTCCAGTCGGTATGTAAGTCATCTCAAGCGGTGATTCTTTCACTTCCCAGTGGTTTTCAACCTTCAGTCTCCTTATCGCCCACTTCAGCTCTGTAAAGCAACTGTCTTTTAATGTTCTGAATACCTTGCGGACCACAAGCAAATTAGCCTGTGGATACTTCATAATTGCCCATATATACCATAGAGCCGTTGTCTTAGATTTCTTACTCGCTCTACTGCCTTTACAGACTCTGTATCTGCCTTTGTAACGCCAATATGTGCCGTATCCTTTACCGACTACCTCAGGTAAATGAATCTTAATGACATCAGTCTTCAAGATCATCACCTCCTGAGATGATTACCGACACATTGGCAGTAACATCTAACTTATCTTTAAACAGCCCCATACGCTTGCCTAAGAGCTCCGCAGCTTTCAATCGCTCTTTCTCGTCAGGAAGCTTCTGCATAGGCTTTGCCCTGCTTACGCCCTCTCCTTGCCCCTCTATGACAACTATTTCTGAGTTACTTTCTCCTCTCATTACAGATGTAAGGTATTCAAGCACTTCTTGTTGATTCGCAACTTTTTTGTCAGATAACTCTTTTAATTTTTCGTCAATATAGTTTTTTACACTAGGATTTTCTAGGATTTTGCATCCATCTGATTTTGCGTAATTCTCACTATACCCGGCTTTTATCAACGAGTTATATATGTTCCCACTGATGATATATTCATCAGCAAATCTCTGTTGTTTTAAAGTTAGTTTGATATATCATCAGCTCCTTTCTGTGATTTTGAATACAAAAAAGACAGCCCTATTAAGCTGTCTCTCAAGAAGAAAATGTTAGTAGCTGTATCCTTTAGTTTTTGGGGCAGGGAAACATCAATAAAAGCCTGCCCCGATATCATACATAAAGGAGGTCATATGAAAAAGTATACTTGCTTTAAACTTTTCACGTATACAGTATAACACTGTCAATAAGTGAATTAATATGACTTGTTTTAAAAAGAGACAAGTTTTTTCTTGCCTCTTTGCTTTTCTTAACCCTCAACTATTCTATCTGTAACGCTCTTTATTATATCCGCTATCTTCTGCTTTTTAACTTCTATGTAATCTACAGCTTTCTGAAAGCTTTCTCTTGCTTCTTCTGAGTTATCATTCTTCAATGCTTCCTCTGCTTTTCTTGCCTTTCCTTCCGCTCTCTTTAAGCAAACATAAGCAAATTGTATATCGTCATCGTCCACCATGATGTGCGGAAAGTTTTTATCGTTGCATACCCAAGCTGCAATATTTCCGTTTGCATCAACTGCACTCTTCGGGATGTACTCCGTTTTAATCTTATCCGGATTTGATGCGCTCTTAAAGCTAATCTTATAAGCTTTTTCGCTGTAGTCCTGTAAATACTTTCTGTAGTCTATAAATGCTGTAGCCTCTGTTGTGTAATCCTCTTTTCTTAATACTTCCATTTTCGTTTCCCCTTTCATGTTGGAGGTTTTTGTTTACCTCTCTTAACTGTCTTTATTATAGCACGCAATGCGTATAATGTCAACGGTTTTTGAAAGAATTTTTATTTGTTTTCAAGTTCTTTTTCAAGCTCTATAATTCTGCACATCATATCAATTATATAGCTCCTGATTTCTCTTTTACCATATTCCCAATCTTGTATGGTCCTAAGCGGTATTTTAAATCTTTCCGCAAATTTCGTTTGGGATAGCCCTGTTTCTTTTCTCAGTTCTTTTAATCTTTCTTTATCGTCCACTTTCGCCTCTTTCATCTGCAAGCCACCTTTCGGTGACTTGCGTTTTTTAGTGTTAATTTATCTCCCTTCTTCTAACTTTGCCTTTATTCTTTTGAGTTCTTCAACTAGACTTTCTTCTACATCAACGCACCCATACGCTTCCGCTGCCCATGAGTCTGCGTAAGCATCTGAAAGCCACTTCATGTAATCCACCTGATCTGCAGTCGGCTCTTGCGTAAAGTAATAGTAATTTGTAATCTCTGCATCTACTCCCGGATAATACATTTCTCTTACTATCCAGTAGCCATCTTCAACTATGAGATTTCTTACATTCATTGTACCGAACTGATTTTCTTTGCTGCATTTCTCTTCAATCTCTTTTATCCAAGCGCTTGGAGCAAACTTTTCACAATTGAGCATTTTCTTAATCTCAGCTGTTAACTCCTTGATTTCCTTTCTTAACTCCTCTTTTGATACTTCCTTCTTCATTTCTTTCTCCTTTACTAAGTGTTTAAGTTTTCTTGTTCCTTATGTTTATAAGGATACCACGCATTGCGTGTAATGTCAACACTTTTTTAAAACTTTTTTGAAAAAAATAAAAAAGTTGCCGACATGATATCAACAACTTTTTTTCCAATGTGGTTATATTCTTTTTACAATAAACTAAAAAACTCTACATTCCAATCTGGATATATTCAAATGCGACTGGTTGTCAACTATTAGTTGACCATCGTACAACAAACTCGAAAACTTTACATTCCAATTTGGTGTTATTCGCTTTCTTAAAAGATAACTCTTTTTTATATCAAAGTCAAGCGCAATATCTTTCGCCGTGTAGCCTGTCAAATTCCTTTAAAGCCTTTCTGTGAAGTACTGAAACCCACCTTGGTCCGTAATTCATTTTCTCTGATATCTCCCCGATTTTCAGTCCATTTATGTATCTCATAATTAGTAGACTTCTATACCTCATGTCCTCTATCGCATCTATCTCTTTGCTTATCTTTGCTTGTAGCTCCGCATACACTTTCATCTGCTCGCTAATGTCTTTTTTTAAATCTATCATTCGTATAATAATAACAGCATTTTTGTCATTGTCGTGACTTGCCTCAACTTTGCACTCACTCAAAGTACTGCTCACTTTTTTTGACATTGTGTCAAGTCTTTCGCACTCCAATCGCTTTGCTTCAATAAGCCTTTCAAGATTTAGAAGTTGACTTAAATACTCTTTTGCCGTCACTCACTCACCTCCTCCCAGTACCATTCCAACCAGTTCGCTGCCTCTTCCCATGCCAACTTGTCAATTTCTTCTTCTGTAGCATCATCTTCAACTTCAAGCTCAAACTCAACTTCACTTCCGACTACATCCGTCATTAATACACCCTTAATTTTTCTCACTCTTCATCTCCTTCTCAAGTGCTATAACTATATCCTTTGCTTTCTTTTCTCCTATGCCTTTTACAGTAAGTAACACTTTCTCAACGTTTGAAAAATCTATGCCCTTCACAGAACTTTTACCATCTTCAAATCCACTTTTGTATACACTTTGAATGAATTTATCCATTTGCGTACGGTCATATCTCTTTATCTTCTCATATTCCTTACGGTTTATTGTCACATTCTTTTGTATTACCATTTATTCCTCCTTTGCTTCTATCTCATCAAGTACTCCCGACTGCACCAGCGCCGTCGCTTCAATCACTATGCTCATAAGCACCATGTCAAGCTCACCCCAGTTTATCCCTTTTTTCTGTCCTGCGGTCTTTTGCGTTGTCATGGCTATAAGCTTATATACATATTCTTTCAGCGCAGGTATATTTGCTTTCTGACCTTTAGTCATCAAGAAATGCCACATCGCATCTTTTAAGCCGTCTGCTGGATTAGTCATTCTTCTTTGCCCCCATGTACAGCTCATCAAACGCTTTCATATATACTCTTAGATGTTTTTCCAGTACATCTTCTAGTGTCTTAATTGTGCCTTCAGGAATTTTGACGTCGTCAACAATGAGTAAATTTATAACGTTATCTAATTTTACAGCTTTTGACATTTCTTCACGCATTATATCCTGCAACTCTTCTTTTCTCTTATCTTCCATTTTTCGCCTTCTTTCGTCTCTGCATCTAAATCTTCAAACTCTTTTATATACTTGTCTCTTGTCATCTTGAGCGCTTCAACTATGTCGCTACAAACATCGTCTTCATCGTAACATCTACCGATTTCAAATTTTGCATCTATAACTCCTGAAATATCACAATCCCTCACGCATATAATACAGCTGCGCCTGCGTTCTATCAGTTCTATAACCTTTTGTAGTTCTTCGGACCTTGATATAATTTCATATTTCTTTTTTTGCATTTTAACGAGTTCTTTTAAATTATCTTCCATCATTTTATCCCTCTTCGCTCCTCAACTCTAAATTTGGCCATGTCGTAATATTTCTTATCTATCTCATATCCGACATATTGTAATCCGTACTCTTCAAACGCTATTAAACTAGAAGCACTGCCAACATGTGTATCTAAAACCAACTGTCCAGGCTTTAAATACTTTCTAACCAACCACCTGTAAAGATTTACAGGCTTTTGAGTCGGATGTATTCGCTTCTCATTAAGTTTTTTATTTCCTTGCTGTATCCATCCTTCTTCTATGCTTTTCCCTTGCATCATGCCATTCCACATGTATCTAAAAAGCCTTGTACTGTCATGAAATGATGTATATGCAATTTCACAATCTGAAAAGCTACTTTTGCCGTTGCATTTGTCCCAAACTATCCTTCCTGAACCAAAAACATAATCGAAATAATTACATCCAAAGATTATTTGATGTTTGCTAATTCTAAATAATTCTTCAAAATACTCTTTTTGTGGAACATCCCAAGCCTCACTCGTCTCGTATATCTTCTGTACTCCAATTGGACTAACTTTTCTTCCGTAATATTTTCTTTTTTCCGGACCCGAGAAGTACGGCGGATCTACGATTGCAACATCAAAATAATCAGTAGGAAATTTGGCCATGTCTTCCATGCAATCCATATTTTTAAATTCTCTCAAACTACTTACCCCACTGCTCCATTAATACATTCATTCAATCGTACCTCCTTCCGCTCTGCTTATGTACAAGCTTAATCCTGTCGCCGAGTCTAAAACCTGCAAGCTCCACTATGTACTCGATATGCTGTACAAGTTTGTCATGTTCCGCCTGCTCCTTTAATCTTCTCTTTTTCGCTTCTTCTATGGCCATAATAGCCTTGTATGCTGTGCTATCCCTATAGCCTTCGGCGTTGTGTTTGATGTCGCTACTCATTTAGTGCCTCTTTTGCAAGTTTTGTAAGTTTTTCAAACTTTCCTGCGACTTCTTTAAAATCACTTGTAAGCTCTTTTCTTTTTTTCTTAAGCGCCACTATAATGGCTTTTCTAATTAGCACTTGGTCGTCTGAAGATAAAAATGAATTCAAGTTAATTCTCTCTTTTGCATCTGTTCTGCCAGCTTGCAATACATTAATGGCAGTAGTGAAACTTATTCCTTCTGTGAGTAAATAGCTCTCAAATTTCTCTATCATCTCGTCAATTTCATCTATACTTCTTATACTTTTTACCACCTCATTTGCAGCCATTATGACTTCATCTACTTCTTTTTTTGTCATTCTTCCACCTCCGTCGATATGTGTAACTATTTTTTTCATGCCCTCGCTACCTTTCCTATTTTGCGTCACACGGCGTTTTAGCTTATTCAGGTATAAAAGGACTAATGCCTTTAAAGTACCGTGTGCGTTATTCTAGCTATCTTATAATTAAATCTATTCAGTCTTTCTATGCATAAGCTCTCCACCACAAGCAGAATATCCTGCGGCGTCAACCCAACTGTCCGTATCTCTTCCTGCACTTGCCTTGATTTTTGCTGTTTTCATCAATATCATCATCGCGGCCACCTGTGGCGCTGTTATGTGTATATCTAAGAAAGCACTCCAGAACTTTGCTATAGTATTAAATTTATCCTCCGGCT